TTTTCATCCATACTTTCAAGACCATGTTTAATAACTTCTCTATATTCATTAATCATTAATGACATAGTTCCATTAAGTTCTTGTAGTCCTGCACCAGTAACAAATGAGTTAGGAGATTGAGCATCATCAGTAACTGGATATCCACCAACTAATCTGAGTTGTCTTTCTAATCTATCTATCTGTTGAAATAATTGATAAGGTATATTGTTCTGTGGTTTAGATACTTGAGTACCAGGAGCAAGATAGTTAATTGCAAATCTACCTCTTCTATATTGTCCTGATTCAAGTTCTCCTGATATGTTAGTTTCTGTGAATACAGAGTCTTCCATAGCTATTGCTGACATGATATTAATCTTTGCCATCATAGCCATCAAACCTATAACATGGTCATACTGACCTTTGAGTTCATCAAAAGATGTTCTCTTCATAAATACAAATGGAGGACTGCTTAAAAAATTTGGTATGAAATCCAGAATCATTTTCTTTTCTGGGAATATTACATAAGTACCACCCATATCATAATATTCAATTATTCGTACACCCTGGCCTGTATTATCTTCCCAGGTATTATCTTTATCACTTTCATACTGTGTACCAACTTTTCCACCACCAGGACCATAAGCTGCTTCTGTAGCTTCACTCTCATCGGGATTTAAAATCTCTTTTGCAAATTCAGGATATAGCTGAGCAAGTTTAGACCTAGGTACTCTTCTCAATACAGCTAATTCTCTTGGTTCTTGATTAGGCCCAAAGTTTCCTGGGAATGTATCAAAAGGGTCACGGAGTTCTGCTGTAGGATATATATAACCATTTTTATCAGTTCTTGTTGTTATAATCCAAGCACAGTATCCGTAACCAGGTAACCATCTAGCTGCCTGACTTAATTGTAAATTTAAATTTTGTTTCTCATCATAAGAAGTAACAATTCTTTCTAGCTTCTCTGCTCTTACCTTTGCTCTGTCAGAACTATTATGATTTAATATATCTACTCTTACTTGAGGTATTCCTGAAATCTTTTGAGCTAATCTATCTATACCAGATTGAAGCATGTTAGGAGCTGGTAAAAGGTCGACATCTGAAGTTTCCATTTTATTACCTAGTAATGCTTTCATACCATCAGCACCACCATTTAAAATAGCTTTAATTCTAGCCTTCTGTACTTGTCTATGCTTAGAAGGTTTACCTACTACTAATTGTGTAGCGTTATCAACTATTTCTTTATAGTTCTTAAGACCTAAATTTTCTATCCCCATGGTGCCTCATTATAGTCGGTTCTATCAAAGTCTGTGAAACTTGCGTTATAATCTAATCCCATTGTCGCTAACTGCTCTTTGTTCATTCTTCTAAATACCTTCATTGGAAACCATCCTGCCATAACAATATCTGTCTTTTCTTTATTCCTAGTAGTTACAGGCTTTCCATCAAAGTATAATAATTGTTGTCTATAAGCATTAACTTTAGCAAGACTTTCAGAATTTCCTGTCGGTAAAAATATTTTTTGATTTTCAAATAATCCAGCCATAGAACCTACACCATACATAGGGTCATGTTTATTTTTTCCAGTAACATGTCCTTGCATAGTAATACCACTTCTTAAAACAAATTCTTTTATTTTATCATCTTGTCTAATAGCAGATTGAAAACCATTCTCTTCAATAATCCAATGTTGTAAATCATATTTATGAAACCAGTCAGACATAATCTGTAGAGCATGTTTAACTCCTCCACCTTGTCTATTTTCAATATCTATAAGATATAGTTCTCCTCTATAAGCATTTATTCCCCATAGAACAGCAGCTTGATATCCAGAAGAAGCAGGGTCAAGTCCAGCAACTAAATGTAAGTTACCTGGTACCTGCCCTAAAACAAAGTCAGGTCTCATACATTGGTCAATCATATTCATAGTAAAGATTTGTGTACCTTCTACATATGCCTGGTTGTAATAAACCATTTCGTATATCTGTCTACCACCAGTAGTCTCTGCAGCTTGCATACGTGACATCAACCATTTGTGTGTTCTCTTACTTGGCCATAACATACAGCTTTTATGTTCATCAGTTAAATGGTCAGGTATATTACAATCTATACTGTGTGCTGTTTCAACTATTGTTGTAAAACTATCATTAGAAAGTAAGTGGTGATATAAATCATCAGAGTGTTGTCTTGAACCTATTACTACAACAGCAGTATGTTCTTCTTTTCTTGAAGAAAGAGTTGTTGTCCACCACTGTCTGGTATTTTCTCTAGCACCAGGTTGCATTGTTGTCTGGTGGTCCTCAATGTCATCTGCAATTATTAAGTCACAGTCTCTTGAAAGTATCTTTCCACCTTTACCTACAGCAACCATTGTTGGAGATTTAATACCTGGTACTGTTCTTGTACCTACAGTAAATTGATTCTGTGACCAATTCTTTCCCGACCTATTGTCAGGTTTAAAGTTTTTACCTGGAGGACAAAAGTCTTCTCTAAGTCTTTCATTCTCATCTAGATGGTCTAACACAGAGCTCACAGCATTCTTAGCTATGTCTTCGTTTCCACCTACCCACATGATTCTTATGTTAGGGTTCTTCATTATCTGGTAGACAGCGAAGTGTATTAATAGTTCTGTCTTGCCATGCCTAGGTGGACTTAATATTAAAAGCTCTTTACCGTTAGCTATAGAGTCATTAATATTATTTATCCAATTCATATGAAAGTCAGCAGTCTCATACTTTTCCCCCGTTTCTGTAGCAAAATATTTGTTGCGGAAGCTAGAAAAATTTTCTAAATCATTAATTGATTCTTCAGTTACTTCCCAACCTTCTGCTTTTATCTCTGTAGTTCTGTCTATCTTGTATGCAGCGAGCATACGTGATACGGTTGCTGACGTACATTCAAGCTGTGAGGCCACGTCCATTGTGGTTATCTCTCCTGTAGCTAAAGGTTCTGCCCATCTCTCTCTAAATTCATCATAGTATCTACCTCTACGTATAGAAGCATAGTTCCCTTCTTCTGATTTAAATTCCTGATTTATAGGTTTAGTTGGTAATTCTTTACCGTCTCTCTTCTTTTGAGCCCAGGTTCTCTTATTACATTGCTCAGAACAGAACTTACGTTGCTTACCTTTAAGCCAGTTCTTACATCCTTTCGCTTGACATACTATTCTTGCCATAAATCTACCTCTCTGTAGATGGTTGCGTAGATTTAATTATATGCTATATTGATAATAATTACAAACATTGAGAAGGATTTAAGTTACAAGTGAAGGTGCCATCGGGAGGCAGAAAGTTCGGGATACGGAAGTATACAGTAGAAACACAAACCGAATACTCAAGGACTTAGTAAGACTGATTAATCAAATAAACCTTATATTATAGGCCCGCCCCTACCCAAGAACACCATACAGAATTACCAACATATTTTTTTCTACATACATAGTATCTAACGAATGGCCAGATTGACATGTGTAGGTCTAACATTGTATCAGCTAACCCATTCTAACGACACTTGAATGCTAACGCATTCTAATTCATCATTCTCTGTTGTGATATAAAGTAATATGTTCCATCTTGCTTACATACTTTCTATTAATTATGTAGGTAGGTAGAATTAGAAACCTAACAGTTTCTTTAACTTTATTCTCTACAGTAATCTAACTAAGGAGATACTATGCCTAAAGAGATAATCTACCAAGTCTATAGTTGTACTAAATGTAAAGCTACAGACTTGCCAAAATATGATATGCATTGTGTAATTGAAGACGGTAGTTGGTTATCAGACGCCCAAAAAGAGCGTTGTGCAGACCTTCCATCGCCTTTCAATATGAAAGCACCAGGTAATAAACTCGTAACCGAGTATTGCAACTCATGTGCTAGAAAAGAATTAGTAGCAACTGAAAGGTAATGCAAGTTAGGTAGGGGAGTGTAACAATTCCCCTATCTTTAAGCCTGCATTTGGGGGAATATTTAGAATAAAAGTGAGAAGAAGTAATCTAACGATTACTCATTAATCATTCTCTATAGTAATAAGAAAGGTAAAAATGAATAATTTATTAAAACTAGCATGGATAATTATTATATTTACTGCTATGAATTTGTACTACTTAAATAACTAATAGCTTTCACTTCAGTTGCACTCTGAGCTTGAAAGGAGTTTTAAAGCGAGTGAAGTGAGAGGTATTATATATAGAAAGGAAACATATGAGTGTAAAAACTAAATGTACAGTATGTAAAACCAATGAACTACCAATGGCAGGACTAACATTTTGTAATCCATGTTATGAATACAGAATGACTACCAAATGGTGGTTAGATAAGGAAGAGAAGAATAGTTAAAATAAGAAACCTAACGGTTTCTCTTAATCTATTCTCTATTGTAATAAGTATAATTTATTTATGAAAGGATAAAAAATGAATAAACTACTTAAAAACTATCAAGGCGATATGAGCGTAATTAACAAATTCGTACATATCGGAGTACTAACTACAGTAACTGAAGACGGACAACCTAGAACAGGTGTATCAGACGCAGGAACACCTTGGATTAACGGACTTAACTTTATTAAGGACGGAACTGAGGGAAAGAAAGCATCATTTATAGCTAGTGCATTTGATGATGTAGCTGTTGAAATAGCAGAAGCATTAAAAGAACAACCTATTAATGAAGACTATAAAGCACCATTTATGAGAATACAAGTAGGTGGTAGAATTGAAAGAAATACTTGGACAGACCCAGAGAGCGGGGAAGTTAAGTATGATAACAGACTAATTATAACAGATGTTTGGAATGCACCAGTTAAAGATGACACTGTGTATGTATATCCAAGTAATGAAAATAACCCTAGTTAGATAATAAAAGATAGAACAGTTGGAGCAGTAATGTTCCAGCTGTTTCTAGCTTTTTTTTTAACCTTCGATGTCGCTAACGCGACAATAATAAAGGAAGTAAATGGTATAAAATCTCTTAAAATAAAAGGGAGATTGCGTTGCCCCTGAATGAAAAAGGGAGACGAAGATTAGCTATCTATTAGTAAGAGTTAAGAACTAGCCCTGTTGCTTAACCACTGAAAGTAGGTAGCTTGTAGCACATAATCGAACCGAAGGGAGTGAAGAAACTGCTTCGTCAATGGAAGGCTGGTGTCCCCATTGTATATTTTATTAGTACTTTAAAGAATATAAACACAGTAGGTTCAAAGTAACCCTAAGTTTGTCTTAGGGGGTAGGTAATATGACGATATTGCTGGTTGTGTGTTACAAGCTATCTATTAAGGAGGATAAATGGCACAAATGAAAGCTATACAATTGGAGTATCAAGAAATGCTTGACCAATTAACAATAGCACAAAAGAATGACATATTAATATTCATGTTAAGAGAATTAGATATGTGGAGTAAAAATGAGAATATTATGGACATGATTTCAGGACATTCAGGAATGTTGTTAGAGATGATGATATATAATATTAATAAGAAAATTGCTATGAATAATATAGGAGAGGAGCAATAATGGTTGACTATACCGAAAAAGAAAAAGATTGGGAAGATTACAATCAACATACAGTAAATGTAGATATAGCAGATACTTTAGTTCGCATCAATGATATATTACAAACACATCAGAAGATGATAGAACTTGTTGCTAAATATGTTGGTATGCCTGTTGAAGAGGAGGAATAATGGGAGGACCAGACATGAGTTATGAATTTGATGACAGAGATGAACTATATGTATATAAGAACACAAACAAAAGACAATATACACAAGATTTAACTGTCACATTTACATATCCAGAAGAAATGACAAAAGAAGAAATAACAGATAATATACATAAGGTTATAGAAAAAGGTAGTAATACTAAAGCTGGGAAAGATAATAACTTTATAAGCTATAGCCTTGATATGTTAGAAGTATGGGAGCCAGACTTTGATATCCCTGAATAAACCAAATGTAGATGAATGGACCATGATGTTTACACCTATGTGTATTCATTGCGGAGATACAGGTTATGTACGAGTAAAGAAAGCAGACGAAGCTACTTGGAAGTACACATCAAGATATCTTAGACCATTAGTTCAGGATTTGTTTCCTTATATTGAAAAAGATTTAAGAGAACAAATAATGACAGGAACCCATCCTAAATGTTTCATTGAAATGTTTGGGGAAGAAGAATGAACTTTATTAAAAAGATATTAAAGAAAATAGAAGTAGAAAAAACTTTAATGGCTTTACATGAAGAAAGTAAGAAAGAATTTTGTGAATGTGGAGATGAAATTCATCAAGACATTGACACAGATTTATGGTGGTGTAATGGATGTCGAACACCTTATCAAAATTATGAGATAAGGAACAATGGCAGTTATTTTTACGGCACTTAAATTCTAATCCCAGCAGGTTAGAAGCTATCAACAATCAAGCGATTGATAATATACAACCCTTGTATATGTACATGTTGATAGCTTGTAGCACATAGATATAGCATATATGGCGTGCCATATATGAAGTAGGCATTATGTCACATATCTTACCCAGATATCACTCACTTAAGTAATGTAAGGATTGTCTATGTGTTACAAGCTATTAATAGGAGGGAGAAAAAAATGGCAAAAGAAGAAAACTGTGAATGTGGACATGAACATAGTGATGATACATCTATGTTCTCTGAACATGAATCAGTTGAATTAAGAAATAATAGAAGAGAAAAGTATCATGTTATATGTACTTACTTGAATAAAGCAGTAAATAATGATTTATTTGCATCAAGAGTAGCACATATAGACGCACCATCATTAACTACTAGATATATAGTCGAAGCAAGCAATGCTAAAGAAGCAATCATGCAAGCTTTAGAACTAGATAGATATAGAAAGATGGAAGTATTAACAGGATTCTTTAAGATTCTAAGCAAAAGTAATCTAGAACAAACAGATACACCAGTAGATTTTGATTGGAAAACTGTAAATGATTTTAGAGAGTTTTTAATTGGAGAAGAAATATTTCATAAATTCTATATGGCAGAACCTACTGCTATACAATGTGTATTAGCTGATAATGAAGAATTAATGCAGAATGCAGCTATGTCAACTACTGTAGAATATATGGACCATATGGGAGAACATCTTATAGATGATGTAGAAGAATGGTTAGGTAAACGTGACGATTCAGAAGAGTAAACTTGAAAGAAAAAATCCCCCAGCTGCAGGTATTAATAGAAGTGGTAAACAACCAACTCTATTAACTGATGAGAAAGTAAGAACTTTATTATCAACACCTACAGAATGGTATGTTCTTGGAACATCTGATAAATGGATATCAGGTGTTAAATCTAACATAGAACATATGAAACAAAAGAATATCTCACACTTAATAAATAAAGGTAAGTTTGAGATAAAGCAAAGAAAAAATGAAGATGGATTTATAGAGATATATTGTAGATTTGTACCTTTTAATCCATTTTAGGAAAGGAAAACATGAAAAACTGTTGGAAAGCGATAGATAATGCTATCGGTAACTCAGACAGAATATTGTTATACGGTCCACCAGGGACAGGTAAAACATATGCTGCTGCGACTAACAAAATAGGATATACAATGGAAGGCGAACCAAATGTATATCAAATAACTATGACTGAAGATACTGCGAGTGCTAACCTAGAGGGTTTTTATAAACCTAATAGTAGTGGTTCATTCGAATGGCATGACGGTATTGCAATACAAGCATGGCGAAGAGGTGGAAGATTAGTAGTCAATGAAATTGACCACGCATCACCAGACGCTATGACATTCTTGCATGCAATATTAGATGACAAAGATATAGCACAATTGACATTAAACAATGACAACAAAGAAACAGTAAGGCCTGCTAAGGGATTTACAGTTATTGCAACTACGAACTCTCTACCTGAGAGTTTACCTATGGCATTGAAAGATAGGTTCCCTGTTAAAATTAATGTTGATAAGATACATCCTAAAGCATTAGCGATGTTTCCTAAATCATGGCATAGTGTCATAAATGATACTTCATTAAGTGAAGATACAGACCAGAGACTATCAATCAGGTCATGGAGAGAGTTCTTTGAACTTATGGACAAAGGACTAAAGAAAGAAGATGCATCTGAACTTATCTTTGGAGAAAGAGCTGAAGAACTATTAGACGCAGTCACATTATCCGATGAAGTAAATATCAATGAAACAGAGTTGAACAATGCTACATCAGAAGAAGAATAAGAAAGTCCCTTTCCCTGAAATAGTTTCGGGGAAAGAAGGATGGAAAGTATTCGAAGATAATAAAAGACCAAGAACATCTAACTTATCAAAAGAAATGTATGTACCATTTGGCGATGATTGTCCTGAATGTGGAGAGTATCATGCGAGAGCAATACGAAGACACGAATTAGGACATGTTAAATGGTCACCACAAACTGTTGGTAAATTAGGACCTGATGAATCTGAAAAATGCGTAGAAATCATAGAAGAAATTCGTATTAGTTATTTACTAGCAAGAAGAGGGTTATATATAGAAAACCTATATGATTGTGAAGAAAATATACGAAAACAAGTTATGACTATGATGTATAACGCATCTGAATTTGAAATGCTTTGTTTTGTATTAGCAGGTATGTGGCCATCTAAAGAAGAACAACAATATTATCAAAAATGGGTGGCCCACAATAGAGAATATGAACTTATTCTTGATATGCTTACTGAAGCAAGTTCAGCTAATGATACTGAATTTACAGCATTAAGAAAAATGCATTTTCAATGGGTATTAAAAAAAGCAAACTATTTCTATGACAGATTAACCAAGTTGAGAAAAGGTGGTTGGTCATATGCAGATACAATTAGCTACAGAAAAACTAGAAATGTAGCAAAAGAACTATATAAATATATGCTTCAAGAGAATGGTTTCAATGAGAAACCTACTCAAGAGCAAGTTCTTGAATCTGCAAGAATAGCAGCTGAAGCTAAGAAAAAAGCTAATTCTTCTATAGCTAATATGAAAGCTAAAGAAGAAGAATCTAAAGAAGGTCAGCCAGAGAATATGTCATTAGAAGAAGCTGAATTTGAAACTAGAAATCAAATAAGCGAAATGATTGAAAGACACGGTGGAGATATAAACTATGAACCTGATTTATCTGATATGTCAGGAAGATGGGGAAATATGGTTATAAGAACACCTGAATTAAATGTTAATTTACAAGGTAGAATCAAAGGTGGTAGAGAATACAGACCTATGGACTACGGTGTAACACCTAAGTATATGAATCGTTGGTGTGTTGATAGAAAAGTATTTCAACAGAAACAAAGAGTATATGGTGGAACTATATTAATAGATGCTTCAGGTTCTATGTCTTTCAATGGAAAAGATATATTAGAGATTATGCAAATGCTACCAGCTGTAAAGATAGCTATGTATAACTCTACATACGAAGATAATAAAGATTCTAATTCATATTATGGAGAAATAGGTTCTTTAAGAATTATAGGAGATAAAGGCAAACGAGTTACAACTGAATATCTAGAAAGATACTCAGGTGGTGGTAATTTAGTTGATGGCCCAGCTTTAAGGTGGTTAAGCAAAGAAGCACCTAAAAGAATATGGGTATCAGATATGATGGTATTTGGTAGAGACAATACCAGCACAGGTAACTTGTTACAGGAGTGCCACCAGATAATGAAACAATCTGGAATAACAAGATTGGCCGACATAGATGAAGTGAAACGCTTCGCTTTGGAGTTAAATCGGCTACAATGAAAGGAAAGTAGCACCAAGCAAACACGCAAGTGTGCATAGTACTCCTTTCCTATGTCAAGTTTGGTGCTACATCTTTCATAATGACGGGTGTAGTGGGTTATCATTCCCACTACATCTGTAATCTTTTATATAACGCTACATTCTTGCATACTATGGTATAATCTTCTTATGGATATAAAAGATATGTTAACAGAAGCAGAGCATGGAGCGAAAGGAAACTATGTTGAGAGTAAAATTACTCCAGACGCAGAACCTTTCTGGATTGCACTCAAAGACAGGGTAGTAAAAGAGAAGGTACCTATGAGACCTTCAGTTGTATGTAGATTATTGCGTGAGAATTATGACATTCATATTTCTGACAGTGCAATGACTAGATATCTTAAACTATTGATACATAATGACTGATAAAATAGATAAACTCTTAGCAGAAGCAGAGAGTAAACAAATTCAGGACTTAAAAAAAGATAATTTAAGATTATTAAAACAACTAGATAAAGCAAAAAATAGAAAAGAAGATATGATAAGTGCAGTATATGACGCTGTAAATATCAATCTTAAACTGTGGGAAAAACCAAAGATACCTAAGCCAAAAAATATCAAAAAAAGTAAAGATGAAGAGATAGCAATAGCTGTACTCTCTGATATTCAATTAGCTAAAGTAACACCTGACTACAACACAGAAGTAGCAGAAGAACGTGTCATAAAGTATGCTAATAAGATAGTTGACCTAGCTAATATACAAAGACAAGTACATCCAGTTAATAAATGTGCCGTCTTTGCAGCTGGAGACATCATAGAAGGCGAACTTATATTCCCAGGACAGTCACATCTAATTGATTCAAGCTTATATAAGCAAGTAACAGTTGATGGTCCAAGAATAATGACAAAGTTCTTTGACATATTACTTGCTAATTTCGATGAAGTAGATGTTCATTGGGTCATCGGAAACCATGGTCACTTAGGTGGCCGAGCAAGAAAGGATTATCATCCAGATAGTAACGCTGATAGAATGCTAGGACGTATTATGTCAATGATATATAGAGATGAGAAAAGAATAAAATGGACTATACCAGACAGTACAGGAGACAATCATTGGTTCGATGTTGCTGATTTAGGACCTAAATCCAGGTTCTTTATATGGCATGGAGACAATGTAAGAGGCTTTAATGGCTTCCCATGGTACGGATTTGGTAAAAAACTACAAGGTTGGAAGACATTAGCTGCTAATGGGTTAATGCCTGACTTTGATTATGCTATAGCTGGACACTTTCATACACCTACGACCATGTATCTCAATGATATTAGGCTTTGGGTTAATGGAAGTACTGAAAGTTATAACACATATGCATTAGAACAACTAGCAAGTATGGGTAGACCATGCCAATGGTTACTATTTTGTAGGCCTGGAAGTGGCGTAACTGCAGAATATCTTGTTAGACTAGATGATGTATAGAACAAATGGAGAGGTTATGTCTAATCCAAATGTAGAAGATAGAGTTAAGGTAATGTCTGTTGAATACGCAGGCCTGGGTAGTAAACCATACTTTGTTATCGAAGTTGATGGCGAGTTTAAGTTTATACCTATAGAGTTGGGTTCCAATACCATTACTGAGGCTGAAAATAAAGCAAAAGATTATTGACATAGAGTAACCTAACGGTTACTTTATATTAATTCTCTTTTGTAATAAATAGAATATGAAAAGGAGCAATCATGGTAGAAAAAGATACCAGTAAATTACTATCCCCATTTCCTGCACATTTAGTGCGTAAAGCACCAGCTGGAAAGTTCGGGGACTATGTACCACACGCTAACTATGTAGAAAGACTACGTGATAGTGGTGTTACTTACAGTTGGCACTGTGAACCAGTATATGGAAGAGTAGACGGAGTTAAAAGAATAGTTGGTGCTAAAGGTACTATAACTATAGAAGGTATGGGTTCATTTGATGGATTCGGAGATGTAGATACCTTCAAATTAACTAATGCTAAATTCAATGATGGAAGTAATCTAAAAGACGCAGAGAGTGACGCATTTAAGCGTGCATGCATGCGATTTGGATTAGGCGTAGAGCTTTGGTCAGGTTCTACACAGACTGAAGAAGAAGCTACTGCTGAAGCTGCTAGAGAAGCTAGTATTAAAGTAGAGAAAGTTGATATGCGTAAGAAAGAAAATAAACCTACTGCTGAAGATACACAACGAATGAATGACATTATGGATAGTATTGTAGGCGAGGATGGGTAAGCAAAACCTAGAATTTATAGCTGATACAGTGAATACTATATTAAGTAATAAAGTAAATGATTCAAACACTATCAATAAAATAATTGGTAGTGCTAACCAATATGCACAAGTTCGTAAATTTCCACCTAATAAAGAAGATTGGAATAATAAACAACTTGAACAATACTTTTCTTTTATAGAAAGATTAGTTGATATGCCTACTGTATATAAACAAGATGAATTTAATAATCTTGATGTAATAAAGAAGGTAGAAGCTATAATGGGACCAGTAGAAGATATAACTCCAGGTGTAGAACCTGCAGGTAATATGGTGGAAGGAATAGTTAGTAAATTGGAAGAAAAAAAGAAATATCGTGATGACTTAAAATGTCCTTACTGTCAAAGTATGGTATACGATAATAGAAATAATAAAAAGTCAGACAAAAGTCCTGACTTTGTATGTGCTGAGAATGACCCTGCTAAATGTGGTGGCCATTCAGGCAAATGGCGTAAGTCATGGTGGTTAGACAATAGCGATATCCCAAAAGAGTGGGGAATGAATGAAGAAAAGCCTGCATTGTAAAGAATGTGGAGAGGTTCTAGTTCAATTTAAAAAGAATAACAACCAAGTCATTGGTTGTAAAAATCTAGGCTGTATGAAATACAGCGTTATTATAAGGAGAAAAGATGATAGTTAAATCATTTAGAGGAAAGAAAATTCCTAAAACAATCAAAAGCAAAAGTCAGCTAATAAGATATGTCTTAGAAGCTGAAAGATATAATGACCCAATTAGCAATGGAGAATTTGTATTTGAATTAAGATGTACAAGATTTGGTGGTGTGTTACATGATTTAAGAAAAGAAGGATACGATATAGTAACTCTACCTGCTAAACAAAAGGGACATTATTTATACTATTTAGTATCAACACCAGCCGATTCTAAATCAATGAAAAGACAAGCTAAGAAGATGACTAAAAGACATCTAAAAGCTGTTAAGTAATGATTGGATTAGTAATTAGTTGTGCATTATCCATTCCTGTGAGTGTGGACAGCATAACTAATTACATCCAATGTAAAGAAGAAGAAAGAAAAGTAATGTATGTTCAACAATGGCAACCCACTATTGAACAGTACTTTAAACAAGAAGATGTCAAACAAGCAATGCTAATTGTCTACTGTGAAAGTAGAGGTAAAGCTAATGCAGTTGGAATAAATAAAGATAAGTCTAAAGATAAAGGCTTATGGCAGTTTAATGACAGAACCTGGGAATGGTTAACACCTAAGTTAAACATTAAAGGTGATAGATTTAATGCAAGGTTATCAACAGCAGTAGCTTCATGGTTAGTGTATAATGATGGATGGCATCACTGGAACAGCAGCTCAGACTGCTGGAAGAAAGGTTAATATGTCTAAAGACAAAGAAAAAAATAAAAATATATTTAATACACCAATGGACTTAAGAAATTGGGCAGTAACATTAATAGGATATTTAGGAGATACTAGAACAAATACATTACCTAATACAGAAAAAGTAGATGAATTAATAGCTAGTTTTGTAGCTGATTATAACTACTTTTATGAAAAACTTTATTCAAGTGAGGAGGAATAATGGTTATTGACCAATTAAGAGGTGGTCCTGCCTTTGTTACAAGACAACAGAGACAGACAAAAGAAAGTTCTTTAACAGACATAATAGAACAGAAAGAAAACAGACGTTTAATAGAAGAAACTACTATGAAATTAGTAGATAATTTTGGTGGTAGAAGATTTCTTGGTTTAACTAATAAAGGTAAACCAGTATTTGCTTCTTATAATATTAATAAAGATACATTAAAACCAAACATAAAGTTTAGTCATAGCTTAAATGTATTAACTAAAGAAGGTGCTAAGTTCGCTAACGATAGATATATGTTTAAACCTAGAGAACAAGTAACTGATTATAACACTATGGTAAGACAATTAAAGAAGAAACGTACTGGAGAAGTAGACATAAAGACATTACATTGGCTTAAAAGACTACAGATATTAGAAGAAATAGAATATATGAAAGCATTTGTTAAAGGTAAAGCAACTAAACACTTCTTTACATATGTAGCAGACGCTATATATATAGGAGATGAAAAAGTAAATAAACATATGATACAAAAATATTGGAAGTTTCCTACAACAGGTAATGATTACTTTCTACCTGAATCTACTTGGAAATATCCTGACGAACTATCTAGCTAAGAGAGAAAGAATAGTCCTTAAAACGGCTTTAAACAGCTTATAGGGCTATTCTAGTATCTTTTACCCTTACGACCAGGCTTATATGCTTTCTTTTTACCTTTTTTATCTATAGGCATTATTATTTTCCTCTCTTCCACTTAGGTGTTGACCTGTAATTAGGATTGTTAAGATTTTTTAATGTACTTCTTCTATTAGATTCTTTTTGTAACTTACTTTTTCCACCTTCCCACATATTAAATTGCTCTAATCTATCATAATAATCTCTTTGATACTTTCCATAACCAGCAAACATATCACCTGCAATTAAATCAATTTTAGATTGATTAAATCTCTTTCCAGCAGCAATAACTTTACCTTTAGCAAACTGAGCCATTTTATAATGTTGTTGTAATCTCTTCTTTAACTCACGTTCAGGCATACCATGTGTGGTATAGTCGTTATGTTTTTCATAAGGTGCAGGCATTATTAACCTTTATATAATTTAGTTTTATGTTTACCATATGCTTTAGGATTCTTTTTATTATAATCATATGCCCATTTAGCAGCAAGACCAAAGTCCACTGCTACACCTACTCCAGTTGCATAACCAAGAGCTCTACCTACTCCTCTTTTAATACCACCATGGACTACTTTTTTTCCAACTCTAGTTGCAGCTTTTTGTAATTGTGATACTGATGAACCGGGATGAGTATTCATTCCTCCTTTATTATACAAATGTAATAAATTTTTTGATTGTCCGGTTAATACTCTATCGGCTTCATTAACCAAATAACCTTTTGATAGTCCTGCTGTTTGTTTTGCATAGTAACTCTTCGCCTGTTCGAACGTTGTAAATGCATGATGTAATGTAGTTTTATGAATGTCAGTAGCAGTTTTTATTGCACTATGGTATCCTGGAAAATGCTGTGCTCCCTTAATAACTCCTCTTACAATATCATCATTCATACCTGTTAATTTGTTAGATACAAATCTTCCTGCACCTACACCTGTATATGAACCCATGACACCTGTTGTATTCCTAGTAGAAACACCTGATGGTCTTCTACCTCCTTGAGTAACATGTTTATTCATATTCTTAACAGCATTTTGTTGCATATTTCTAGCACCTATTACATCTGTTCTTTGATGAATAGGAATTACTTTACCTTTAGGTTTATATTGTTCACCGTATTTGTATCCCATTATTCCTACTTACTAATTTGTTTTTTAGCGTATGTCTTGATGACTGCTAATGCAGCACCACCACCAGCTAACGCAGCCAACTGAAGTGCTCCAGCGTCTACACCAACTAATGGAGCGACAGTTAAGGCTCCGATAAAGGCCTCGATAAATGTCCAAACGGTTCTTTCGATAACGTCTTTGAGTTCTTCACTCATCTTATAACTCCATGCTTCGTTCCAAGGGGTCCACTTCACATCCGTCTTGAACGTCCCATCAGAGTTTCTTTTTCTTTTAAACTTCTCTAACATTATACACTCTTTAATGCTAGTTTAAACGCTTTTTTAAATTCTTCAATTAATGGAGCAGATTTTTTATACTCTTCAGGCGATACAGATTTTTTGTATTCAGAAATAACCCTTTTACCAGCAGCTTTTGACAAATCTCTCAAAGCTTCTCTTCCTTGTGTTCCCATTTTTAAAGTTTTATAATCTCTACTCATATTTACTTTTAGATTTTTCTGTGCTTTATTTCCAATGTCTTCTCCTTCTATTTTATGGTACTTAGCAATAGTTTTAGAAAAATCAGACGTAGAAGTTGCTTGAAGTAATTGCATTGTTGAAGATTTAGGAGTTAATCTTTTATCTCTAGAAAACAACTGTTTAGCAGTACCACTAGCAGTATAAGATTCCCAAGCAATTTGTTTTTTCATTCTTGTCATAACTCTTTTTGCTTCATCAAGGTTAAGTTTAGGTTGACTAAATAAAGCTTTAGTCTCTTGTTGAGGTTTTATTACCCATGAAGCTTTAGTCAAATCTCCACCTAAACCTTTCTTTTTCAAGATTTTTTCTTGGATACTTAATCCTTTTCCTCTACTTTTATCTTCATCAAATATTCCTGCTTTAACTATTTCAGGATATTTTTCTTCAGCATATATACGCAAATTTTTAGGATGTTTTAATCCTACTGTAGGGTCAAATGGTTTTCCTTTTTCTGCAAAATCTTCTCTTATTGATTTAGCAGCAACACCTTCTTGAAGGACAATAACTTCTGGTCCACCACTATGCTCTAAATTAAATCTAAATACTTTTGATTGATGTTTATTACTCCACTTAGGATAACTAGTATATTTTTTTCTAGGATTAGGTTTAAATTCACTTGGACCTTCTTTCAATTCTTTCCACTCTTTAATTCGCTCTCTATTTACAAGACCAGTTTGTCCACCTGTTCTTAGTTTATTTAGTTCTTGTGATTTTTTACCCACAAAAAAGTCTGAAGATACTTTTTTATCACTAAATTTATACCGTGAGCCAGATTGAATATTTACACTTGATATTTTATTTAATTCTTCTTCAAGACCTGATTTAACTTTTTCTATTTGAATAGTTTCCATTTCTATTTCTTGAAATACATCTCCTCCTGTAATACCAAATCTTTTCCCATATCCTTTTGTAATTAAAGGAGCTATATTAATTATTTCATCTGGTCCTGTACCTGCTAATGATTTGATTAAATCAGCAGAACCTGAAGCTTTTAATTTCTCAATATCCATACCTTTAACTGGCTCCTTTTGTAAAGGATTTATATTATGTAAATGAGTTTGAAAAGCAGTGTTTCCAATAATTGGTTTTATAAACCAATTTTGTGGTACATATCCTCTATAATCAGGTAGTATAGCTTTTCCTTTACCTACACCTCCTAGTACAGCTTCTACACCATGACCTTTAATCATTAAATCCCTTAAAGTATATTTATATTTAGCACCTGGTTGTATTAATTTCTTAGGTGCAACTGCATAAATTTTTCCACTAATATCATCTGTTGTAGATATACCCTCTTTAGCATCTAGAGTGTGTTTGTATTTTATACCCTTAGTATGTGAAGGCCCTCTAGTTTCTTCTATATCTGATACTAATGCTGTTGACTTTGCAAATTTCCAATTGTCTGGAAGTTTATCCATTGCAAGCCCGTATGAATCTCCTTTTTTAGTAGTAGCTATATCTTTAAGTTTTGTTTGTACTCTATCTAATACTCTAGAAACATCCGTTATTTCCTTTGTCTTTGTAACTGTGATATTTTCTATAGGAGATTTATCATAAATAACTTCAGCATCTAAAATTTTATCAATTACTTTAATTCCTTGTTTATGTACCTTACCTGATTTTAAAGTAGTTTCTACTGTTCTAGTTTTTTCTGAAGATTTTTTTACTCTAATTAAAGGACCTTCATTAAATCGTGCCACTTTTTCTTGTCCTATTTGTTTTCTTATTGAAACATCTTCATATATAGTAGGCATATCAATTTGAAATTTTTCTATAAATTCTGGATTAATTAATTTGTCTGACATCATTAATCTTTTACTTTGTATTTTCTTTCCACTTTCAGTCTGCCATAATTTATCTAAATAAGGAACTATACTTCCTTGTGGAGTGACCATTAAAAATCCAGTACGAGACCATTCTTTAGCAGCAATCTTTGTTACTCTTAATTTAACTTTATCCCATTGTATGTTTCCCAAAACTCTTTCTTCAAAGTCTGCAGGATTAGGACCAGTAAAACCTTTTAATACATTTTCTTGTTCTTTATATCTTAAATCTTTTCCATCTATTCTTCCTATATCTGCAAAATTCGAACCAATATTTTTACTTCTATCATCTATAATTTCTGTATGCATCTCAGCTAATCCACCTTGTTTACCACCTCCTATATTCATTCTTGCTCTCTCTTTTGCATGGAAAGTATCATATACAATTTCACCTTTAACTGACTCATTATAGTTACCTTGTTGCATTTCTCTATAAGTTGGTTCATTAGTAATTAATACCTTTTCACCTGTAACTGTTTTTGGATTTATTTTTAGATGTGTGGCTCGTCTTTTTAAATACTTTATACCAAGTTCTTTTGTATTTTGTGATTTTACTTCTTTTTTTAATTCTTTGTAAATGTTACTTTGTTTATTTAATTTAAGTTTTTCTAAATTTTCTAAATTTTGTTTTACATATAAATCAGCTATAACTTTATTAACATCTCCTTGATATTTTTGAAGATTTTCAACACTCTTTATTTGTTTCTCTGAAATATCTGAAGCTGAACCTAATCTTTCTTCTGTTAAACTAAATTCATTTTCAGGATTTTGCCAGAAAGTTAAATCAGCAACAGCACTTCCTTTTTTCTTTGTCCATGATTCTGCTGGAATACCTGGAGGAATAACATAATTTGTAATAGTTCCTTTTTTAATTCCTTTTAAAACTCTATCTATTTCAAATTTAACTTCTTCTAAATCTTTTAAATCTGATATAGGTCCTACTTTTGCTTTTTGTTCACTAGTTAAAAGAATCTTTTGATTTTGTTCTATTTGCATTTTACTTTCATACATCTCACCTTTTTCAACTATATCATCACCATGCATTTCTATATGTGCTGAACCAGCTGAAGCATCTGCAGTTTTACTTCCATCATTGTTGTATGCATATGCATCTTCCAATGCTTGTTGCAGTGATGTTTCTACTTTTAACGGATTACCTGATTCATTCTTATATTCACCAATATTAAGTTTACTCTCAAGGCCAAATTGATTTACAATATTTTGTTTATGACTATATCCTATATCTGAATCAGTAATCTTAACACCTGCAGCTGGGTAAGCATGTTTTTTAGATACTTTCCTATCGGTTAAATCAAATACCCCTCTACTTTTAGCTTCTTCTATTCTTTTAGCTTCTTCTAATTGTTTTTTTCTTTGATTTCTTAACATTGCTTTGCCATATACCGAATCTGGATTTACGAGTATAATCTTTTTATAACTACTTTTTACTTGTTTTAATGGTGTACCATGTATATCTCTCTTTATAGGAACTATACCATCAGGATATATATCACCCATTAGCTAAACCATTTGCCATCAGTATCAACTTTACTTGTTAATACCTGTATCTCTCCACTGATTTCTTGTAGCTTTTCCATTATCTTCGTGTCATTACTATTAACAGTTTCTATGTCATTAGTATTAACATCACCATCGTAGTCTATATATGTCACATATACATCACCTTGTTCTATAGCAGCAGCCACATAAGGATAAACAGCCTTATATGCTGCTGTACTTGAACCAACCCATCCGTCTTTTTTAACTAAATTACTCGCTTGAGTCTGACCTAAAATCAGACAACCTGCAGTCGATTCGTCAGAATTACCCGTGTGCCATAAAATAAATTCAAATCCTGGTACATCATTAACATGAATCATACCTTTGTGCATATCACCATACTTAGCTTGATATCTACTGTGAAATCCACCTTCTTTTCTTAATGAAAGCTTATATTCACCAGCAGGTATTCTTGTCTCACCCCAGACTTTTACATCACGTTGTTCATCTTCAATGGTATAACAAAGAAAATTTCTTTTACCATTAACAACATCAAATAAAATTCCAGATGATGAATCTTCTTGCGAACTTATTCTTAATACTTCTAGTTTCATTTTTTTCCAAAACTCCCATATTTACAAGTACAAATTGTAACATAAGTACCTTTTTCATCTTTAGTTGTTGTACATTCACCATAGCAATCCATTAGCCACCTATCTTCCATATAATTTCTGTTATCTCTCCCGATATTCCACTTATTACAGTTAAAACCTCAGCTAATCTTTCATTAGCATTGACAATCTCTGCCTTTAGTACTGCTACTTCATTAGTTAATTGTTGTACAGTTCTAAATAACCAAGCTACTAAGGCAGCTAAACCGCCTTGTATTATCT